ACTGGGGGTTCGACTGGTCCGCCGTCTGAGTCATCATCTGCAAATGGCTGAGCTGCGGATGCAGTTGTCATAGAGACAACGGTAGATTCAACGTTTGGTTCAGCGCGTACATCTTCACCGGAAGAAATATTGGCTGTTGGTTGTTGGACTTTACTACCGAAAATCGACTTGTGAGGTGTTGCGGCTGCAACTGGTTGCTCAACCACGTCTTCAACTACAGCTTCTGGCTCAGGCAAGCCACATACAGGATCCGGTTCTACTTCTTCGACTTCCTCAACAACTGGGGCAGGGGTAGCTTCTGTAGGTTCTGTGATCTGCTCAGCAAGTGTGTCAGGGCGGGTGAACGCATTTGATGTACGATTCCGGTCAGTTTCCTGCCGAATGGCTGGAGAGGACTGTACATCGAGTGATGCGGTGTAACCGTCTTCGCCACGGGTTGCCCGTAGATCGATTGTGATCGATCGATCATCGATACCGTTTACACGGGTGACAACGTAAGCAGAAATTGCTTCGTTGATTTCGGCTTGATTTAGAGTGATCTGCATTGGATCGTCCTCGTTTTTTGTTTCATTAATTTTCATGTGATCAATACTTTCAATAAATACTTCAACACGCGGGTTTGACTTATCTACCGACCCAAAGCGAAAGCTCACTTCAGGTAGGTAATCGTAATTGTCATCAGACAATTTACCAAACTCAACAAGTGAATCTGAAAAGAATTTGTCCACAACAGAACATACGTTTGCAACGTCTGCCTTGCGGTGAGTCTTTGGAAATAACGTATAGGTTAAGCGGATCTTCTCATAAAAAGGTAGTGGTTTGATGAGATGCGCAACTGCCTCCTTGAATGCGATTTTTGCATTGTTCAGAACTAAGTAGTGGGTGTTGCGATACGCATTCAAGTTTAGTGTAAATTTCTTTTTACGAGATACCGGAACCGTTAAAGGGAGGTTAAGTATCATCTAAAGGGGGCCTCATATAATGTATGAAACCCCCTAAAGTATTTACTTAGGTCCGAACAGGGATTGTTTTGGTGCTGCTGCACCTGCACCTGGTTTAGCGACTGCACCAGGTACACCTGCTGTGCCTTGAGCGCCTTTGGCTTTGTTGTGAACTTTGCCTTGGTTTTTCTCCAACCACTTAGGGGCAAAGATAGAATCTTCTTGGCCAGTCATGACCTCTGAAGATGTCCGCATGGATTCTTCATGGAAGAACTTGGCAACAGAATTTTCATTCTTTGTTTCGCCATTGGGGACCCATTTCATTGCATCGTTCTTCTTGGTCACATCAACAGTGGACTCTTGGATCGCAATAGCAATCCGCTTGCCTGTGAGACCTGTGAAAGCAGTAACTTCAGTAGGTACATCTTTCTTCAGATCGAAGTTCCAGACGTTGACTGTTTTCTGCTCAGTCTCTTGTTCGGTCAGCGGTAGACCGGTTGCCATCAAGCAAAGAGAATCCATGTCCAACCAGCTTGGCAGTAGATGCTTTGTGACTTTATCATTTTTATCGATGTAGAAGTTTTCGTTGTTCCGGTTGGTGATGTAGGCGGTGTCTTTAAAGACTTTACCGTCATCAGATTTGAAGGAGAAGTGCAGACCTTGCGCGTCAGAGGACTTCGATTTCACGGCGTACACAACTTCCATGACACCTTTGTAGATGTCTGTGGGCAGCACCTGAAAGCCGCCTAGACGGTCTTCTTCTGGAGCCATACCATCGGTGGTCATTTTGGAAAACATATTCATGTTAATAATCTTTCTTTTCAAAGTTGGTTTTGTAAGTATCTGGGATTTATGCGTAATACGCTGCGAGGTGATCCAGAAGTAGTTGAGCATCGTTATCAATATACGTTTGCTCTTTTTCAAATAGACCCATTGGAGAACGGATGCGCTCACCAATAGTGTCGGCTGTCAGCTTGGTTTGAAATACGTGCTTATACCCAAGCATTTGGTCCTCTTCGCTGATATGCAGCAATGAAGGGTCGTAATCATTCAGATCCTTGAGAGGGATCTTTTTGGCTGCCACGACACATGAGAAGTAGGCTTCGAGTCCGTTGTTTTTCAACGCACCTTTGACCGGTACAACTGTCTTCATGGACATGGATTTCTCATCGAGATCTTGACGTGTGTGAGCAAGAAAAATTACCTGCTTATCACTTGGTGCAACGTAGACTTGCATCATATTTTTGAAGAATTGGGCGTAATCTCCCCAAGCTGCCATCGTATTTTCAGACCCGATTACATAGTTTGATTCATACATATCCATAAGGAATGTTAGGGTATCGACAATCACTGTATCGGTGTTTTCAGTGATTGATGCATGATCAAAAGCTTCATAAATTTGAAGTGGATCTGTGATCTTATATGTACCAAATTTGTTTTTGAATGGCAGGCGTTTGCCTGACTCACAGTTTAAGTACATTTTCTTTTCTTGATCTCGTAGATTTTGGAGACTTGCAGATTTACCGGCTGCTGATTCTCCACAAATTAAGACCAACTGGTCATTAATATCTTGGGTCATATTGTTCCAATCTAATTGTTTTGTGAAATAACCTTCGAGTCTAAGTGAAGCCCAAAAAAGGAGATCACTTAGACTCAGACTGGTTCAGTTGTAGTACCAGCTTAGTCTTAAGAATGCTAGGCATACTTCTTGGCTGTAGTGACTAATACTGTGTTTCTCAGCTCTGAAGAAGACATAGGTTCTGCCATTCTGCTATTGAATGATACAACCTGATTTTCTACTTCCTGATAGGCTATACCAGCATCAACAAGAGTTAATGCAAAGCGAATCATGTGCTGGTTACGATTGCCATTTGCCATACGTTGGGCGAACCATCGTTCAAGGTTATCCAAGCTACCAAGATCAGCCATCTGTTTCTTTAGATCCTCATTTTTTGAGGTCTTAGGAATGAACTGAACTGGGTCGAGCACTTCACCTTTGTTGTGGTGTACAATGCAGTTGGCATTGGTCATCCACTTTTTCTCTCTTTGGTTCGCAGCTTCGTCAGACTTAAACGGCAACCAATCCATGAAGCTGGTCATGAAGTTTTTGTATTCGTCTTTGTCTAACTCAAGGATGAACGAGATTGGGATCATAAGCCTGAAGCGATTTTCGGCTTCAGTATGGCGCTTGGTCGTATAAGTCATGAACTCATAGTCTTTGAGAAGATCATGAACTGTATCAAGGGTGACTTCGCCATCACAATCAATAACGATCATATTGAACCCAGGTATCGCATTTTCACTATTACGGTGTTTGTTGATGAAGCCGTGATTGCAAAAATGCATATCAGGCATTGCTACAAAATCGGCTAGTTGATCAAATGAAGGTGTTTCTGCCTCATAGTTGTAGGCAAAGTGATCGGAATAGCTCAGGATTGTCTCATCAAGAGTTGCCTCTTGCAGAGTATCACCTGCGAAAAATTCGATACCATCACTGAACGTCTTTTTGATGATGACGTTATTCTTATAGCCCCAAGATTGAGCCAAATTCATAATGTCGTTGCGAGCTGCTTGCCCTGATTTGTAGAAAGGAAATGCTTCAAACAGATCAGAGTGTGTGACTTCATCGGGTGTTTCAGCGATGTGCTTGGCCAGCTTAACGTGGTTCTTTTCCCGCGTCATGATGCCTTTGAAGCTCTCACCAGATTCTTCGACAAGTTTCATTGCACAGTGCAAGTGATACAACTCGATTTCAGAAGACTCATCTACAAATGCCAAAGCACCTGCAAGCTTGAGAGCTTTGAAATACCTGTGAGACATCTCAGCTTTGTGGATCTCTTCTTTCTTAGGGTAGGTTGCTGCGATGCGTTCGCACTCAAGCTTATAAGCGATAAGCTCAATACCGACCTCATCATCTACACTCATCTCCCAACCATACTTAACTGGGTCTGCAAGGTCTGAGAACCGGTTAGCCCAGTGGTTGATGGTTGTTGTGTTGTTGGTAGAAATCAGTCGGTGATAGACTTCAGCTGCATCTGGAACTTCATCCAGAACAGTCTCATGTCCCCAACCAAACAGGCAACGACGTGCGTAACCGGTTTGGAGGAATGAATAAAACTGATCTTCAACCTGTCCACCATCGAGCAAAGTATCCGGTGTACCAAACAGCAAAGCGTTTGTTGGTGTTTTGCCATCGAGCTCTTGGCTCCGAACATTCTCAGCTGTGTTTTTTGTCAGTTTGGCTTTGGTTAAGCCCTGATCAAACAGCTCAAGGAACACGTTCAGAATTTCTACATTACCAACAAGATTGGATCCAATCTCATCGATCTGTAGGTTGATGGCACCGATGTTTGCCATGATCATCTTGTTGCGGGTCTGCTTTACAGCTGGACCTGTACCAGAATCGAAAGTGTAACTGATGTTACCTTCCTTGGTATATTCACGGTCAAGATTGTCTTTCTCAGCTTGCTCTTCTTTGCCTGAGATAGCTGCACGAGCGATCGCAATTTTCCAAAGGTTGTCTTCAGCAATGAGATTAAATGTCTCATCCATGAAACGCGCTTTAAAGCCTGCCATGAACTCTTGTTCGATGATGTGTACGCTGTGACCCTTTCCGTACCCTGACGTAGCCAGAGCAAGCGTATAGAGGTTCACAGGGATGGATCCACGATCTTTGGTCAAGATTGTAGCCCGCATATTGGCAGCCATCTTCGCTAAGAAGAAAGCTACCTCTACACGAAAGAAACCACGATCAGTGTTTTGAGTTTTGTTGCACAAAACATCTACGACTTCTTCGATAGCTGCGTGGTGCTTGATTTTTGTGAGATCAATCATTGAAAATACTCATCTTTCTGTGTGCAAACTTCAAATGCAGGGCAATACTTACATGCTTTCACTTCACCAGGCTTATCAACAATCTTCCCCTTTCCAGCGTTGGTGAGGTGAATGAGTGCATCTTGCTTAGAGGTGAAGTTCTTGGTGGCACGACCACCTTTGTCTGCATTTTCAGGCTTGGCATAATATTTGTATTGGGGTTCAGATTTCCAAAGCTCTTTGTCTGTGCATCGGATCATTTGATCTTGATTCAGTGAGACGTTTGCTCGGATTTCAGCGAGTTTTGCTTTAATAAAGCGTTCTGTTTCGGCAAGAGACATCAGCTCAATTTCTGTCTCAGTCACCCTGTGTTTAGGGTAGTGAGGGTTTTGAAATGTCATCATTCTCTGCCAGTCGGTGAAGACATGCTGAATGCGGCCGATGTTTGAGGTTACTTTTTCAGGGTTGATCCAACGATAGATCGACATCTGATTGCGGTAATTCTCTGTGTTTGTTCCGTTTAGGTATCCAAAGACGGATGTGGTTTTTACGTCATTGAGTTCGCCATCAATAATCTGGTCAAACTGACCGGAGATAACGACACCTTCGATAGACCGAAAAAAGCGCTGCTCTAAATAAACAGGTAACGTTTCTGGTTCGACAGTCTCAGGGTTAATCCTGATCCTATCAATCAACTTTTTAGGCATGCCTAGATTGGTCATGGCATCCTCGTAATGGCTTCTCCAAGCATCCTCTACAGATGCGTGAATGGCTTGGCCAAGACGTGAAGCAATCCGATCTGTGATGTCAGGGACACCAAGATTTTCAGGAAGCTGATTGGATAAAACAAACTGACGGGTTGGTTTCAGAAGAGTGGTTGCTGAAATTAGCTCACCCTCTGGGGCTACATCTGCACCATTGTCGTACTCATCGTATGCGAGCCAAACAGACATAGCCAAAGATATACCGGTATCGTTCTTTATGTGTTGAACCATATTAATTTCTTTCTGAATGTATTTTGGACTTAGTTAGCTTTGGTTCCTTGAAACTCTTCAGCTGTCATAAGACCCATGTAAGAAAATGCATTGATATGGTAATCAACGATGTTCTCACTTGGAACTTCAAGTTCCTCCCAAGCGCGTGACATGATCGCTTTGCGTCCTTGATCCATAAGCGCGTAGGTTACGAGCTTTTTGTTGTTGGTCAGGACAGCGTTCATAGGCTTAGATTTTTGAGCCTTTTTGCCGTTGTCTTCGCGGAAATACACGAGTGTTGCTGAGAGCAGGTAATAATGTTGTTTCGCGTCAAGTTTTTGCATGAGAAAATTCTTTCAGTTACGCAGCGAATTTTAAAATATGTTCGTCTGCTAGTTCTCTAATTTTATCTTGTGAGGCTCCGTTAGGAAGCTCAAGTTCAACAGACCAATCAGGATAGAAGATTGATAACTCTCCACCTAATTTGACTTCATCGTGTGCAATGGCAGGGTCTTCTTGCCATTCGACTGCTTTAACGAGATGGTAATTCATCCATTCAAGCAACTCTAAGTCATCTGGTATGGTGTAGTATTGTGCATCATGAATGTGAGCACCTGGTCGGATAAGAAGCCGGTACTTACTGGCCCTTACTTTTTTCATAAACTCTGAAGCAGCACGAGTATTTAACATACCATAAGACTGACCCAAAGCATTACCTGCTGTCCGGCCTTCTGCTTGTGCTCTGAAAGGTGTGCTGCGGTTTCCTAAGATAACCTGTTTAAGCAGTGGTGTTCGTACTCTCAGACCGAAAGCACAAGTCACATACCCATCTTTGGTTGCTTGCTCGATTTTTGCAGCAACCCATTGGTCAGATACCACATATAATTCATGGTATTTGGCATCGATACTCTTGGCTTGCTCTTCACTGAAACCACAGTTGTTCATCAAGGTGACGTAAGTGCCTTGATAAGTCAGAGCGAACGTAGGTGCCTTACTCATCTGCCTTAGTGGTTTATACAGTTTGGCAATCGAGTTAACGCTGGCAACACTGTGACCAATGATACCATCCATCTGATCCCCAAAGTAAGCATGTGCTCTGAGGCAATGACCGTCATACCCGTCTGTATAGACTTTGAGTTTGACAGGATCCTTGGTTGTGAGTGCTGAAATCCTATCTTCAAGAGAAGCGAAATCCAAACCACAAAACAAATCACCGAACGCTGCTTTTACACACCGTTTGATCATTTTTGCAATCCTTGCTTTGGCTGGATTGGATCCAGAAGCAGGAATATTTTGTAGATTGGGTCCGTTAGAGCTGAGTCTGCCAGACAAAGTTCCACCCAAATTGAAGAAACCATACAGGTTGTAAGACCCATCAGGGTTCATTGGCATGCGCAAAAACGCAGGTATGAACGTGTTTAGAATG